AAGATCCTGCGCGAGATTGGGACGCCGCCCAAACGCCAGGCAGAGCAGGAAGAGACGGCGCAGCCCGTTTAAGCGCCCGCGTGCGGTAGAATACGCAGGTTGCTTGTTCTTGTTTCTGCTCGCTGTATTGCCGTCTTGCCGCACGAGGTCGCGCCGTGGCTATCACCCGCATTTTTCGGATCATCAAGCTCTGGAACAAGCGTCGCAAAGCCGACAACGCGGTCGACGGCGCGCCCCTCAAGCTCAAGCGGGGCGAGCTAGCCTTTGGCGAAGCTGAAGAGAAGCTTTACATCGGCAAGGCAGACGGCTCGGTCATCGCGTTTGTGCCCGAGGACGGCGGCGCGTTCTATCAGGGCGCCACTGGTGTTACGGGCCCTGCAGGCGCACCAGGCGTTACGGGTCCGAGTGGCCCGTCTGGCGCCCGTGGTCCGACTGGTCCGCGTGGCGTAACAGGCGTGATTGGCCCCACCGGTCCTCGCGGCGCGACAGGGCCCATCGGTCCAGCCGGTGGTCCAAGTGGTCCCACGGGCCCGGTTGGCGTAACTGGCGCTACGGGCCCGACTGGCGTAACTGGTGTCACCGGACCCACGGGCATTGGAACGACAGGCGCCACGGGTCCAACAGGCGCAACTGGCGCGACAGGCGCAACAGGTCCAGCAGGCGGACCAACTGGCCCAACCGGCCCTGAAGGCCCCACGGGCCCTACCGGCGCACAAGGCGCAGACTCTCCGTTGCGGGGACTATGGGAAACAGGCGTGACGGTGCAGCAGGGCGACTTGTGGCTTTACAACTCTGCACTCTACGAGGCGATCAGTCCCTACTCAGGGCTCTACGCACCGGACTTTGACCCCAACTACTGGCAGCTGGTATATGACCTCACGGGTGACGCGGGCGCTACTGGCCCCACGGGTCCTGAAGGTCCCACGGGTCCTGCGCCGTTCACGCTTTTAGGCGCGTATAACAACGGCGTAACGTACAGTCCGGGCGACGCTGTGGAATACAACGGCGCAACCTGGGTCATGCACACGTTCATTGGCGGCGCGGGTTATCCGCCAGATTCAAACAACTGGTATTTGCTTGCCTCGCCAGGCGCGACAGGCCCAACAGGACCAGCTGGTGGACCGACAGGCGCAACGGGTCCAGAGGGGCCAACAGGCGCAACGGGTCCCACGGGGCCGAGCGGACCTGCGGGTTTGAACTGGCGCGGTGAATGGGCCGACCCTGAAACTTATGGCGCCTACAACGTGGACGACGTTGTGAGTTTCTCCGGCTCGCTGTATGTCTGTATTCAAGCAGTCGCCGGGCTGATTGATCCAGGCACCGTACCCGAGGGACCGGATTACTGGGAGCTGATGGTGCCTGGCGCACCCGCTGCGACTGTCGTGAGTACCAACCCCAACGACATGAGTTCGTTTGTGCAGATCACGAATATCGAGGCGCTGTCGCAGGCAGACTATGACGCGACGGTCGTGAAGAATTCCAATACGCTCTATCTCATCGTACCGGACGCCTGATGAAACTGGGCCTTGATATCATTCAGCGCGCGTATCTGGGCGCCACGGGCTTAAAAGCTGTTGCCCGCGGCGGTGAGATTATTCTCGCCGAGTCCGCGCTGCTACTGCATTTCAATGGCAACCTGGCGGACAGCAGTCCCAGCGATCACGCGGTCTCTGCTTTCGGCGATGCGACCTTCGGCGTTGGCAGCGGCGCGCCTGGAACGGCTTCCGGCGGCGCTGCTGAGTTTGCCGACACCGAAGGCACCTACATGGCAGCGGAGGCACTGGGTTCCGAGTTTGCCTTTGGCGCTGGCGATTTCACTGTAGAAGCCTGGGTGTATCCGATAGCTGCGCCGAGCGGTGACTTGTCTGTGCTCGTCGACACGCGCGACTCCGGCGGTACCACGGGGTTTGCGCTGTGGTATGACGCGACTACCAGCAAGTGGGGCGCGTACATGTCTAGCAACAACAATCTTAATCAGGCCGTAGCGGGCGGCACCAGCGCTGTGGCGCTGAGCACCTGGACGCACGTGGCAGCCACGCGGCGCGGCAACACGCTGCGCTTGTTTGTGAACGGCATCCAGGAAGGCAGCGCCGATGTAGACGGTTACAGCTTGCTGGGCGCGTCGTGCTGGATTGGCACTGCGGCTGACGTCCCCGGCGATTATCGAAACCTGATCGGCTACCTGGATGACCTACGCATCGTAAAGGGCATGGCGGTCTACACGGGGCCGTTCACGCCGCCTGCGGCAGAACTTAGCTCACTGGTGCGCCACGTCGTGCCCTTGGCGATCGTTGAGGGCTGCACAGACCCGCTCGGCACAAATTACGACCCGGCAGCCAATGTCGACAACGGGTCTTGCTCGTATTAACTCTGCGCTATACTGCGTCTTTCTTCTTACCAAATGGAGTTTTCTATGAGCGTTCTTGACAACCCCGCGCCGCAGCCTTTGTCGCAGGCACAGCGCGTTGCTTCGCAGCTCAAGACCACCACACGCACGACGTTTCAACAGCTGGCGCAGGTGTTCAATCAGGGCGCCCGGCAATTCTGGGCTAATCCCGCCGCCACGCCTGCTGAGATTGCGGCGGCGCTGGGCCCGCAGGCTGTGGAGGTGTTTCAGCTGCATGGCAAGATCGGCGCGCTCCTGGCCGATGTCAAGCCCGAAAGCATTGCACTGGGCATGGCCGTGGTGGGGCAGTTTACGTACAACGAGGACGGCACGGTCACGGTGATTACACCAGAGCCCGAAGTTTCATCCGAGGCGCCAAACACGCCGTTCGAGACTCCTGAGCAGTCTGTTTAAGTCACACGCGGCATAAAATTTAGCATTCGCGGTTGTGAGGCAAGGATGCCCGCAAAAGACCCCGAGCAGCGCCGTGAAACCTGGCGGCGTTGGTATCGAAACAACCGAGCGCAGCAGATGGCTCGCGTTCGCGACCAGTCCAAGCGCAACCGGGAAGAAGTTCAGCAGTACAAGAGCAGCACGCCATGCGCAGATTGCCAGCAATCTTACCCGCATTACGTCATGGATTTTGACCACGTCCACGGCGAAAAGCTGGCTAACGTCGCCGACATAACGCGCGTCAATCACTCACGCAAAAAAGTCTGGGACGAGATTGCCAAGTGCGAACTGGTGTGCGCAAACTGCCACCGGATTCGCACACATCAGCGCCTTAGCAATGACGCGGCCCCCGAAAGTCCGGATCTTACGGTAGTTTGATTGCCCCGCCAGCTGTTTCGATAGCTGGCCGCCCGCCCCAGGTAAAACCAGTTGCCTGGGGCGGTGCTCTTTCTCGAGTCCGTGGCGGCGCTCGGTTTGCTATCATTGAGGCTGAAAATCCCCCGAATCCGCGGGCGTCGCCATGGTTCGTAAGAAAATCTCCGACCTTGACCCCAAGGGCAATCTGGCGCCGACGGACATCATTCCGATCGTCGACACGGAGCTGACGCGGCGCAAAACCAAGAAGACCACGGTGCAGGACCTGATCAACGAGGTCAACGCCGTCACGCAGCCTGAGAAGGGCGCAGCTGGCGGCGTGGCCACGCTGGACTCCAGCGCCCGGCTGCCGACGGCGCAGCTGCCGGGCCTCGCCGTCACCGAGACGTTTACGGTGAGTTCTCAAGCCGCCATGCTGGCGCTCTCGGCGCAGATGGGCGACGTGGCGCTGCGCGAAGACCTGGGGAAGACGTTCATCCTGCAGGGCCAGAATGCCACGGTGCTCGACAACTGGGCGCTGCTGGCCGTCACGTCTCAAACGCTCGCCGGATTAACAGACGTGGATGATACAATACCACCTGATCGGGCAGCCCTGGTCTACGACCCTGACACCAATCAATGGCGCCCAGCCAAACTCGAGCGCCTCACGGACGGCGGCGAGTTTTAACAACACACGGTAATCACGGTAGTTCCAGCAACGGAGTGCTTTCATTATGGCCAATACCCTTCGCATCAAGCGCCGCACCACTGGCGGTTCTGGCGCTCCCTCGACGCTGGCAAACGCCGAGCTGGCTTTCAACGAGGTCAATAACACGCTGTATTACGGCAAGGGCGACAACGGCTCGGGCACGGCCACGAGCATTATCGCCATTGCGGGCGACGGCACGTTCGCCACGAAGACCTACGTCGACAGCGCCGTGGCGGCCTCGACGCCGACGGGCGTGGCCTACCTGGCGCAGGACAACACCTGGGACGCCGCGAAGACCAACACGTTTAACGGCACGGTGAACCTGGAAGGCACGTTTCAGATCGACGCCGTGACGGTCAACACCAGCGCGGCGGAACTCAACGTCCTGGACGGCGTGACCGCGGGCACGGTTACAGCCAGCAAAGCCATCGTGGTAGACGCCAACAAAAGCATCACTGCGTTTAAGGCTGTCGGCGCAGAGAGTTTGCGGCTCGAAGCGGGTAACGGCTTGGCGCAAATTGAACTCTACGACGCTGGTGCCGTTAAAACTTTCGGGGTCACGGAATCCGGCAATATTAGCGGAAACAGTGTAACGACTGTCAGCGATGGCGCGATAGGCGGCGACCTGACCGTGACCGGCAACCTCACGGTGAACGGCACCACGACCACAGTGAACAGCACGGTCGTCACGATTGACGACCCGATCTTCACTCTCGGAGGAGATACCGCTCCGGCGTCTGACGACAACAAAGATCGCGGCGTGGCGTTTCGCTGGCACACTGGATCTGCAGCCAAGATTGGCTTCTTCGGCTACGACGACAGCGCCAGTGCTTTTACGTTTATTCCCGACGCCACGATCACCAGCGAGGTGGTTGCTGGTACGGCTGGCGCGATTATTGTTGGCGCCGTAACGGCCACGACGGTGAACAAAGTCACGCTTACGGCACCGGCGACGGGCAGTACGCTGACCATCGCGGACGGCAAGACACTCACGGCCAGCAACACCCTGACGTTCACCGGCACTGACTCCAGTTCGGTCGCGTTTGGGGCTGGCGGCACCGTGGCTTACACGGGCAACACGCTGGCCGTGTTCTCGGCGACCACCTCGTCACAGCTTGCCGGGGTGATCTCGGACGAAACGGGTTCGGGTGCGCTGGTATTTGCGAATACCCCGACTCTGGTCACGCCGGTTTTGGGCGTAGCTACGGCCACGAGCATCAACAAGGTGGCGATCACGGCGCCCGCGACCAGTGCCACGTTGACCATCGCGAACGGCAAGACTCTTACCGCCAGCAACACGCTGACTTTCACGGGCACGGACAGCAGCTCTGTCGCGTTCGGCGCCGGTGGTACGGTGGCCTACACTGGCTCTGGCTTGAATCAGTTTGCTGCGACCACGTCGTCGCAGCTGGCTGGCGTGATCTCTGATGAGACTGGCACTGGCGCCTTGGTGTTTGCCAATACGCCGACGCTCGTCACGCCTGTTTTGGGCACGCCGACCTCGGGCACGCTCACGAACTGCACTGGGCTCCCGGTGAGCACAGGTATCTCTGGCCTTGGAACTGGCGTGGCGACATTTCTGGCCACGCCGTCCAGTGCGAACCTGGTCGCGGCGATAACAGACGAAACCGGCACGGGCGGCCTGGTGTTTGCAAACAGCCCGACGCTCGTGACGCCGACGTTGGGTGTAGCCAGCGCTACCAGCATCAATAAGGTCGCCATCACTGCTCCAGCGACGGGCAGCACGCTGACCATTGCGGACAGCAAGACGCTGACGGTGAGCAACACGCTCACGTTCACCGGCACTGACTCTAGCTCGGTCGCGTTTGGCGCTGGCGGCACCGTGGCTTACACGGGCAACAAGCTTTCTGCTTTTGCGGCCACGACAAGCTCTGAGCTGGCGGGCGTGATCTCTGACGAGACGGGCACGGGCGCTTTGGTGTTTGCGAACACGCCGACGCTGGTCACTCCGGTTTTGGGTACGCCGACTTCGGGTACGCTCACCAACTGCACCGGGCTGCCTGTCGGCACTGGCATCTCGGGCCTTGGCACTGGCGTGGCCACTTTCCTGGCTACTCCGTCCAGCGCAAACCTGGCCAGCGCGGTGACCGACGAAACTGGCACCGGCGCGCTGGTCTTTGGCACCGGCCCGACGATCACCACGAGCATTCTCTCGGGCAGCACTACGCTGGCTGTGTTTAACACTACAGCCACCACGGTGAACGCGTTTGGTGCCGCGACGACGCTCAGCATGGGCGCTGGTTCTGGCACGACGACGATCAACAACAACCTGACCGTCACGGGCAACCTGACGATCAACGGCACCACGACCACGGTGAACTCCACCACCATGACGGTGGACGACCCGATCGTCACCCTGGGCGGCGACACGGCGCCCGGCGCGGACGACAATAAGGACCGGGGCGTCGAGTTTCGTTGGCACAACGGCAGCGCAGCCAAGATCGGGTTCTTCGGCTTCGATGACAGCACTGGCAAGTTCACGTTCATTCCGGACGCTACGAACACCAGTGAAGTGTTTTCCGGCACGCTGGGCACGATCGACGTCGGCGCTGTGCACATCAGCGGCTCGCAGATTGCCGCCAGCAACCTGAGCAACGGCGTGACTGGTTCGGGCAACATTGTCCTGGCCACCAGCCCGACGCTCGTCACTCCGGCGCTGGGTACGCCCAGCTCCGGCACGCTGACCAGCTGCACCGGTCTGCCTGTCAGCACGGGTATCTCTGGCCTTGGTACGGGCGTGGCAACGTTCCTGGCCACACCCAGCTCCGCGAACTTGGCCAGCGCCGTGACGGATGAGACTGGCTCGGGGGCGCTGGTGTTTGCCAATACTCCCACGCTGGTGACGCCGGTGCTGGGTACGCCCACCAGCGGCACGCTGACCAACTGCACCGGACTGCCGGTCGGCACTGGTATTTCGGGCCTGGGTACGGGTGTGGCGACGTTTCTGGCTACGCCCAGCTCTGCAAACCTGGCCGCCGCGCTGACTGACGAAACGGGCACCAGCGCGGTGGTCTTCTCCAACAGCCCGACCCTGGTGACCCCCACGCTGGGCGTCGCTACGGCCACGAGCATCAACAAGGTCACGATCACGGCACCAGCCACCAGCGCGACGCTAACGATCGCCAACGGAAAGACCCTCACGGCCAGCAATACGCTGACGTTTACGGGCACCGATGCCAGTTCGGTCGCTTTTGGCGCAGGCGGCACGGTGGTCTACACGAACACTGTGTGCACGGCCATCGCAGATTGCACGCTCGACGGCGGTACTTTCTAGTCTCACTCAACCAGCCGGAGTTCAAAGATATCTTTGGGCTCCGGCTGGTTGTCTGCTTTTCGGCGGGGCGCTACGATCGGGAGCAGGTTTTTAACTCCAGCGCACCTCTGACGCATCATGCCCAACAAGATACTTCTCAAAAAAAGCAGTACTGCCAACGCCACGCCTACTGCCGGGCAACTTGACGCGGGCGAGTTGGCTATTAACACCGCTGACGGCAGGCTGTTTGCCAAGAACGCTGCCGGGACTGTGGTGAATCTCCCGGTGACGAGCATCAGCGGGCAGACGATTACGCCCGACAAGGTCACGGCAGCAAGCGGGGCTGGTTTTGGTACTAGCGCTAACCCGACAAACTTCGGCATTGCAGGCTGCAAACTGCTGACTCGCGGCGACGCTTTTATTGGCAATGCTGCCGGAACAGTCGGCGTACATGTCGGCGTTGTAGCCGCTAATACGTGGGACAACGTTGCTGACTCGGTTTATCTGGAGGCCCTGAACGAAGCGGTCACGCAGTACAAACCGATGATTTTGACCGCCGGTTTTTTTCCGCAATTATCGCTCGCTACGAGCGGCAAGATTGGCGTAGGCACAGCCAATCCGCAAACTAATTTCCAGATCGTAACAAACGGCGGCAGCAGCACACTGCTGGGCGCCGCGCAAACAGAAATTTTTCAAATCATAGACGATAGCGCAGACGAATACGTCAATCTTGGTCGGTTTCACTGCAACAGTAGCGCGTCTCGCGGGTCTTTCTCGCTGAGCAACTCGGGTACGAATAGCGCGTGGCAAGACAACGTTCTGCAATTTTTCTGTCACGGCTCAACGTATGCCTACGGTTATTACGGCGGCAATACGTCCGACGCCGGTTGCGCCATGATCGTGACCCAGGGCACCGACATCGTAAAACTGCAGATTGGCAACTACGGCAGCGCGCCGATCGAGTTTTTTACCAACAACGAGCCGCGGCTTGAAATTACAAGTGACGGTAATTACAGCTTCAAGAAATCAGTTGAGTATGATTCCATGGAGCTAGCGTCTTTTAACTTTTACAACCGATACGACTCTGGTTCGGGCGAGATTGGAAATCTTGCGCGAATTCAGTGCAAATCAGGCGATTCGCCTTCTGACGGCGTGCTGACTTTTGCAACGAGCCTTGCTGGAGTGCTGACTGACCGAGTTGTCATTGATGAAAACGGCAACGTTATCCTTGGCACACTTTCATCAGCGGCAAATCTATACGTTAATGGCACGGCAAATTTTGTTGCGTCAACTGGCGCACCCGTGACTATCACAAACACGGGCACGGGCAATTCGTTTGTCGTAAACGACGCCGCGAGCGACACGACGCCGTTTGTGGTTGACTCTTCTGGCAACGTCGGCGTGGGTACGTCGACGCCCAGCGGCTTTGTGGCGGCTTCGCGTTTCGCCTCGGTAGCCACCACGCAGTTTGGCTGCGCGATCGTCGCCGTGTCTAGTTCAACAGGCGCTGACTGGGCGCGTATGGACTGGAAGCACCAGAGTGTGGCGAACACAGGCGTCATCTATTTTGATCAGGCCGGATCGTTCTCGATTCGCAACGACAGCAATGGGCCGCTGCTTTTTCTAACCAACGGCGCCAACGAGCGGATGCGCATTGCAGCTAACGGCAGCGTGGGTATTGGGACAAACTCGCCCGCAACGGCACTCGACGTGGTGGGCGATATCAAGCTCACCGGCGCCTTGCGCTCGCCCGGTGAAATGCTATATCTGTGGTCCAATTTCCGGTAAGCCTGAAGGAGAATAGATATCTATGGCAACGCAGCCCGCATTTGCGACGACGCCCCGTATCGGCCTGGGGCAAGTCAGCACCGCCAATACCAATCGCGACGGCACTGGCACGATTGCCACGATCTTGACGGGCGTCGCCGCTGGCACGCGCATCAACGAGATCACAATTGAAGGCACGGGCACGACAACCGCGGGCATGGTGCGGCTGTATCTTCACGATGGCACCAACACGCGTATGTTCGACGAGTTTCCCATTCCGGCCAACACAGCGAGCCATTTTGTGGCCGCTTATCGCACGACCAAGACCTACGACAATCTCGTGCTGCCCAGCGCGTCATGGAGCATTCGCGCATCGACGCATGTTGCCGAGACGTTCAATGTGTTTGTGCTCGGAGCCGATCTATGAATCCGGGTATTCTCGGTCAGGGAAAGAGCAATACACGTGGGCGGCCGACGGTCGAGATGTTCGAGTTCACGCGGACGTCCGCGCCTCTGGGCGCGCAAGGCCGCGGCAGCATGGGCACGTACGTCTGGAACATTCCGCAAAACGCATCGTACATTACTATCGAGTGCGTTGGCGGCGGCGGTGGTGGTGGGTCTGGCCGACGCGGCGCGGCTGGTACTTTTCGGTCCGGCGGCGCGGGAGGCGGAACAGGCGGCAAATCGGTGTGGTCTATTCACACCAGTCTGCTTGAAGATCGGCGTGAGTTAGTCATTGCGGTCGGCGCTGGCGGCGCAGGCGGCGCGGCGCCCACGACAAACGACACAAACGGTAATGCTGGCGTTGCTGGCGGGCAGACTTATGTCGCACAATTGGTCGGGTTTAACAGCCTCGCCGGTCCAACAACAGCGCTAATTAAGTATTTGTGTGTTGCTTGGAATACAACGGCGTCGGCTGGCGGAACAAACGGCTCGGGCGTGACCGGCGGTGGTGCGGCGTGGGTATCAACGTGGCCGGGTAGCGCGGGCGGCGGCGGCTCTGCTGTTGGAACTGGCTCTAATACTGGTAACGGCATGGCTGCTCAGCCCGGCGCCGGGGGCGGTGGCGTTAATACAGCAAATACGGCGTTCGCTGGCGGCGCGGGTTACTACAACGAAATTACGCGGGCTGTTCCAGCGGCGGCGAACTCCGGTCTTGGCGGCGCAAACACCGGCGGCAACGGCGGCGACGCCTTGCCCGCGTACTGCGGCGGGTCTGGTGGCGGTGGAGGCGGAGGCGGCGGGAACGCAGCAGGCGGCGGCGGTAGTGGCGGCAACGGTGCTTTCCCGGGCGGTGGTGGTGGCGGAGGCGGAGGCGGCACGAATGGCGCTACGGGCGGAGCCGGTGGCAACGGCGGCGACGGTGTAGTTCGTATTTACGTGTGGTACTAAACATGGGCGCAAATCAAACATCGTGGGCGTTGATCCGGCCGGACGGCTATGTCGAGACGTTCTTGCGGCTCGATTTGCCCGAAACGTGGGCGCCTGAAGAAGGCTACACCGTTGTTCCCGACGACGAGTTGCCCGAGGGTTGGCAGCGCGCGCCGGAAGTGCTTGCTCCGGTGCCGACTAACGTGTCAGCGCGGCAGATTCGGCTGTGGCTCGTTCTGCACGGTATCTCGCTCGCAACGGTCGACGCGGCTATTGATAACATTCCCGACCCGATGCAGCGCGACTTAGTCAAGGTAGAGTGGGAGTGGGCGCCCTACGTCGAACGCGCGCACCCCATGCTAATTCCGCTGGCCGCCGCGCTTGGTTTGACCGAGGAACAGGTGGATCAGGCGTTTCGAGAAGCCTTTGTTCTGTAACCGGTATACTAAGGCTCCCCCGGCAAGGATGCCTGGGACCCCCTCCAGGGAGCCAGAGCATGGCGGCTCGCTTCTCGAAGTACCAAACCCTGGTACGCACGCTCAAAAAGCACTGCCCACCGGCTTACACGATCTCCGTGAAGCGGGTGCAGCTCCCCAAACGGCTCGAGGGGCGCTGCTGGAAGGACGGCAAAAAGTTCTTTATCGAGATCGACAAGAAGCTCGATGAAGCCCGGACCATGGACGTCTTGCTCCATGAGTGGGCGCACGCCAAGGCTTGGAACCACATGCTGGACGCCGCCAAGGACGACGACGCGTTCAACAAACTGGCCCACGACGCCGCCTGGGGCGTGGCCTACGCCGAAGTTTACTGCGTCTACGAACAGCAGTTTATTCCGGCCGTGGCGCGTATCTAGGGGGGTTTGGTATCATGACCGGGTCGCTCACGGTCTACATTTTTAGGGTTTAAGGAGTCATCATGAACGCCTTCGAATTTGGTTACGCTGTCGGCAATCTTGAGAAGCAGGCTGTAAATTTCACGCTGGCGGGTAATCTTCCGGCCACGATTGCCGGAAAGGGTGTTCAAGGCGCGCCGTTCCGTGATGCCGCGCGACAGACGCTCGAGACTGGCAAGCGCCTCGCGGGCATGGCTGGTCAGGGCGTGAAGACTGTGGCTGGCGATGTGTCGCGCGCTTTTCCGGGCGCTGAGACGATGCTTGCCGGAGCAGGCTATGGCGGTCTTTTGCATGGTCTCTTGGCGGGCAAGGGCAACAAAGTCGAGGCCGCCGGGCGCGGTGTTGGTTACGGCGCTGGCGCCGGTGTAGGCACCGCTGTTGGCATGGGACTCGGCAATAGTGTTTCTCGTTTGCTGCCGCAGAAATATCAAATTCCCGCGCAGCTGGTCGGCGGCGGGGTGGGCGCAATTGGCGGTCTGATGGGCGCACACAAGGCGATGGGCCCAGCTTCGTACGCGGGCAAGCAGGCGGGCATGGTGGGCGACGCTGCCCAGACCGTGATGGACAAGACCAAGCAGATGGCTGGCAAGGCCACCGCGACCGCGAAGACCGTCGCCAACAAGACGGTCGACGCGGGCAAGAAGATGCAGACGAACTTCGAGAACTGGCGGAAGAACAAGTAACCATTTCTCGGAGGGACTAGGCATGACCACGCCATACGAGTTTGGTCGGCACTTCGGCTCGCTCTCCAAGGAGGCTGCCGAGAAAGAGGCCCGCGGCATTCTTGCCGACATGGCCCTTTACTCGAACCCTTGGACGGGTGTGCCGACGGGCATTTACGACACCTACAACTCGCTGCGCTCGGGGAACTATCTGGGCGCGCTCGGCAACGTGGCCTCTACAGGCCTGAGCCTGGTTGGTGGCGGGGCGATTACCGGCGGCTTGAAGAGCCTCGGCGGGGGTCTGATGCGCGCCGGGGCGTCGGCGGGCGCCAGCACGCTGTTGCCGCAAGCAGCCCGTGGCGCCGTGCAGACCGGGCTTCACGTGGCGGGCCGCGGCGCTGTCACTGCCGGGCGCGCGCTCGGTTCAGCCGGTGGTGCCGCAGCTGGGCGGCTGGGCGCGCAGGCCGAGCAGGCGCTCTCTCGGGGTATTCAGAAAGTCGTGCCGGTTCGTGCGGGCGCGACGTTTATGAAAAGCCCTGTACAGGCGACGGTGAACGCCGCGGTTCGAAATCCGTTGACGGTGGGCGCAATGTTCCATACCGGTGGTAACCCAAAACCGCCCACGCCGATTGTGCAGCGCGCGCAGCAGGCTGGCCAGTCCGTGATGCCGCAGCGCTAAAGATATCTATTGCCGGAGGGGTTCATGGAATCGCCCGCTTTCAAGTTTGCCAATCAGTACATTCCGCAGATGCTCATGCAGCAGATTGGGCAGCGCGACCCTGTGGCGCCGTCGTCTCCGCCGCTTCCCGAGCCCGCGCCCGTGCCGCTCCCGCAGCAGGGTCCGACGAGCGTGACCCAGATGCCGATCTCAGCGCCGCACGCGCTGGCCGAGCATGACGCCACCGCCGCGAGCCAGAAGACCTCAAGTTTTGAGGCGCAGCTTGTCGCTCTCGTTTCTGAGAAGCAGTCGGGTGTTCTTGGCGCGCTGGGCACTATAGCGCGCGGTTTGGGCACGGCTGGCGCGGCTGTCGTCCGCGGCGCGCCGACGATGGCCCGCGGTGTCGGCAACATGGCTCGCGGCGCTTACGCCGTGACGAAGCCGGTCACTGGTCTTGTTACTGGCGGCCTGCCCGGAATGACGCGGGGCTTTGGCAACGCGGCGCAGTCAATTAGCAGGGGCGGCGTGCCTGCGGCGTTGGGCGCCGGGCTTGCGCTTTACGGCGGCTATAACACGCTGCGCAATCCCGTTGTGGTCGATAGCCAGGGCGTGAACTTTCGCTCGCCCGTGCGCATTCCGAACATGCGGTTCAGGTCGCCGGTAGACGTCGGCGGCATGGGAACCGGCGGCGGCATTCGGTTCCAGAAACCGGTCAAGGTTCTCTGGTAAACCGCAAAACTTCTCGGCTGGTTTGCGTATGCCGCCGATCATCGCTGTGCTCGGCCAGTTTCGCAGCGGCACGTCAGTTACGGCAGGCGTGCTGCACGAACTCGGCGTTTGCATGGGCAATAGCCTGTACGAAATACCAGAGCACAGATATTTCGAGGCGCGGCAGCTTGTTGACATTTGCCGCCGATGTTTCTCAGAGCCGGACCTAGCGCCGTTAATCGAGCGCGATGCCCGTGTCGCACTTCTGCGCGACTGGGCGCAGATGCGGCGGCGCACTGATGCCAACCGTGTTTTTGGCGGCAAGCATCCGCTGCTCTGCCTGCTGGTGCCCGAGCTAGTAGAGGCTTGGGGCGACGTGTTATTTGTGCGCACGGAGCGCCCGGTAGAAGAGTCAGTCGCCTCAGCGCATCGTCATTTTGGTTGGCCTGTAGAAATCACGCAGCGTTCTTTTGCGGCCATGCTTGAAAAACGTAACGCAGACCTCGAGCCGCACGCAGCAAAGACGCTTACGATAGGTTTTTACGATCTTCTGTCGCAGCCGGAAGCGGAGATTGAGCGGCTCATTTGTTTCACCAGTATTTCGCCAACGCCTGAACAACGGGCGGCCGCGCTTAATCTTGTTCAGGTACGACAGGCATAAATATCTTTGAGGCTGGCATGAATTCAGGACTTTGTTACGCTTGCGCCACCGAGACCATTGAGATTCGCGGCAAGCGTATTTGCCCGAACTGCCATATGATCTTGGAGACCTGCTGCGAGGGCGGCCCTTGCAGCTACCCTCTTGGAGAAGCGGCGCATGACGCTGAACGAGTTGATTCTGGCAGTGGAAGACTGGGCAGCAGCGCGACGGATCATTCCCAACAGCACGCCCCAGGCGCAGCTCATGAAAACAATGAGCGAACTGGGAGAACTGGCTGACGCCACGCTCAAGCGCGACCCTGCTGGTATGACCGACGGGTTGGGCGACGTGCTCGTAACGCTGATCATCTACGCGCAGCTCTCCGGCTTGTCGCTGTGCGGCTCGTTAGCCGCCGCGTACGAAGAAATTAAAGACCGCCGTGGCACGCTCACGCCCGAGGGTGTGTTTGTAAAAGAGGAGAAGGCATGACACTCCTTGTCGCGATTCTGTTGGCGCTCTTGGTTGGCTGCGCCGCGCCAATCGTCCCGGCTGTGAGCACCCAGCCCGAGTCGCTCTTCGCGTCGCACTGCAGACTTTGTCCGCAGTGCAGTCGGCCGATTCTGAGTCCCGACGGCGTTGAGAACAGCATCTGTGAAGATGGCTTCCGGGCGTTTCAGGAAGACGTGCGCCGCGTGCAAAAAACGAAAACGACGAACACCGGTCCTCGGTAACTGTTTTTTCTGTTCCGTAACTGTTTTTGGAGGCTTGCATGGTCGCACCCGCCGCCCGGTTCATTCTTAACGTCGAGCAGCGCGTTTACGTGGAAAAGTCTTGGGGCCACGAGGACTGGATCTACAACGGCCGGTACTGCGGCAAGAAGCTCCACGTCAAGAAGGGCAAATCTTGCTCTTTTCACCACCACCGGGTGAAGGACGAGGTGATGTATCTCGAGTCTGGTAAAATCATTCTGACCTACGGCTGGGACGAGGATGTCGGCCATGCGGCGCAGATTACTCTGACGCCCGACATGGCCTTCCACATTCCACCGGGCATGTGGCACCGTTTCGAGGGTGTAGAAGACTCTGTAATTACCGAGTTCAGCACGCACCACAACGACAAGGACGTCGTACGGGCTGGACAACAAGACGCAGCAGACAAGGACGACGAAACATGACCGAGAAAGAAGCAGTTAACGTTGCCGACATCCTCAAGGCCGTGCGCGGCGCTCCGGCGGTGCTCGGCCGTGCTGCCACCGCGGCCCCCGCGGCTGTGGCTGGTATTCCCGGCGGCCTTGGTGGCTTTGCGCTGAACACGGCGCGGCGCGCGGGCAACGTGCTGGGTGATGTCGGCGTTGCGCTGACGCGCCCCGGCATCAACCCGTCGTTTTCTCCGGGTGTGAACAAGGCGCTGTGGGACGCGTCGCAGGCAGCCAAAGGCCTGGGTACGAAGACCGTTGGCGCACTGCAGCGTGGTGCCGAGAAGCTGACCGGCGTGGCGCACACCAGCAAGTTCAATCCGCTTAACGTGGCGACGGGAGCCGGGATTCTCGGCGCGGGCGCTGCAGCACTCAAAGGCAAGGGCGGCGCGCCTGGTGCGCCTGCCGCCGCGATGAAAGCTCCGGCGGCTGCTCCTGCAGCTGGTCTGGGCGGCTTTAGTCAGCGCGCCACGGACATGTGGAAGAGCCTGCCGGTTGAAGCTCGATATGCGATTGGTGCTGGCGTCCCCCTGGCGCTGCTTGGCGGATACATGGGCCGAAAGGGCGGCCTCGGAGGCCTCGGTCTCGGTGCGCTCGGTCTTGGCGCCGCGGCGCTGGGGGGCGCCAGTGGCGGTGTGTTCGGCGATGACGCCCGGCGGTTCTCGGGCAAGATGCTTTACAACCTCGGCTCGTTTTTTGGCGGCAAGAGCGACACGGCCAGCCAGCTCGGTCGTCTTTCCGGGCTGAGCCCTCAGATGGGCGCGACGGTTCTTATGGGTCGCGACCCGAAGCTTTCCGCGCAGGAAGCGATGCAGCAGTACGAGTTCCTTACCAAGAACAAAGACATGATCTCTCGGATGCTGCCCAATCTCGAGGCCAAGAAGGCCAGCGCTGGTGAGCTGCTCAAGCTCGCGCGGTGCTGGAAGGGCTACGAGCCGGTTCCGGGCAAAGCACCGTACAGCGAAGACTCTTGCCGCCCGGTTGGCAGCAAGAAGAAAAAGAAAGAAGAGAAGAAGGCGGGCAGCACAGTATTCAAGCTCACCGAGAAAAAGCCCGAGGCGGTCGTCGACGGCAGGAAGCCGACGAGCGAAGGCCACGAGGAGAAGGTGACCCGCGCTGAGCCTGCCCAGAGCGAGGATCTTCGCCCCGAGGAATCGCAGCCACATAAGTCGTAATAGATATCTGTCCCGCCTGCCACGGAAAGGAATCCTGGCGTTATGGGGAAACAACCACCAGCAAGGGCCGCGGAAAAGAAAACCGCTGAGAAGGCCCGTCGGCGCCAAGAGCGCCAACAAGTCCGCGACCAGCAGGTGCGGCAGCCGCTTGAGATTACCTGGCGGACAGCGGCGCAGAAGGCTGCTTGGACTGCGCTAGAAAATAATCTGGTCACCTTTCTGCTTGGCTCTGCCGGTTCCGGCAAAACGTTTCTCGCCATGGCGTACGCGCTAAACGCCGTACTGACCAATCAGGCCGAAAAGATTGTGCTGACTCGGCCAATCGTCGAAGCAGGCGAGAAGCTGGGATATCTTCCCGGCACTTTTAATGAAAAAGTTAATCCGTACATGCAGCCGCTGTACGACGCCATGGACGTTCTTGTCGGCAAACAATCAGCCAAGCGCGAGCTGATCAATAAGGCTGTCGTGCTGGCGCCGCTGTGCTATATGCGCGGCCGGACATTCACCAACGCCATCTGCGTTTTTGACGAAGCGCAGAACGCGACCTACGGCCAGCTCAAGCTGTTCCTGTCTCGGTTTGGTGAGGGCAGCAAGATGATCGTGACGGGTGACCCACAGCAGTCGGATCTGCCGTTCAGTCCGCCGCCGTTGCGCGAGGTGGTTGGTAAGTTGGAGAAGGCAAAGAACATCGCAACCATACAGTTTGCCAACAGCGATGTCGTGCGTCACCCGATTGTTACGACCATCCTAGAACGACTGTAGTTTCGCTTGACCCATATCGGGACCGCGCTACACTCGTGCCACCGCGTGGATTTTTCCCGCGGCCGCAGGAGGCGTTATGGCGGCAACGGCGTGCCGATACGGAACAATTGCGGTCGAGTTTACGCAGGAAGAACGCGAACTGGTAGCGCATCACGCAGAGCAGGCCAAGCTGCCTGTGGGGCGCTCAAAGATCTTTACCGGCAGCCCCGACCAGCTTGCTTTGCGCGAGCAGGAACGCGGCGAGAACCAGTACGTCGGCATGGGAGTAGAAGCCGCGTTCTCGAAGTGGGGCAACTTTCTGGGCGCGGGTGGTTTCAACGCCTTTGTGACGCGTCGCGAGCTGCGCAACCAGAACAAGTTTGCCGGTGACAACGGCGTAGATTGTCATCTGCTCGGCGGACAGGTCGCCGTGGACACGAAAGGTTCCGAGCCACCCAAGGGCTGGGCCTTCGACGAGGAGACGGCCATGAAGCTTTGTCTCACTCACGAGCGCGACATGCCGCTCGAGAAGATGCGAGATATTGTCTACGTATTTGGCCTGACCGACCGGGCGCACGGCGAAGCGTGTCTGGCGCCTTACGTCGTGTTGCTGGTAGGCTGGCTTTTCGGTCACGAGCTATACGGCCGAGAAGATCGCGCGTTTCTCAAAGGGTGGTCGGCTGCCGGGCGTACGCTTCGCAAAATGGGCGCTTTAACAGAAGACTTGCTGCAAAAAGAAAATTAAACTATGTCGCCGTTTGCAACAGTACCAATTTTCTACATCAACCTTGATAAAGATGTAGAGCGGCGCAGCTGTTTAGAAGCACAGCTGGCGCAATATAACGCGACAGCTACGCGTGTGGCCGGTGTTTTAGCCGTGCCTGATCTTTTGTCGCGGTGCGTATTGCCAGAAAACTCTGGTTTAACACTGCCCGAAATAGCGTGCACTTTTGCACATCTTTTAACATTGCAGCGTTATTTAAACGAAAGTGACGCGCCTGTTGCGCTAATACTTGAAGACGATGTGGATTTGTCGATTTGTGAGCGTTGGAATTTTACACTGCGCGAGTTTTTGGATCGCGTTCCGGTTTCGTGGGACTGCATTCAACTTGTAAATAGTCAGGTGAATCAGACGCCGCAGTGGCATGCGCGTGGAAATAATGACTGGGGCACGGTGGCGTATTTGATTACGCGCGATTTTGCCGCGGAATTGGTGCGCGCGCACTTACTTGACGAACGGCTGGCGCCGTATGCGCGCGAGAATAAACATCCGGCGCGGGCGGAATGCGTGTTGTTTCATACTCCGCGTGTTTTTTCGGTGTCGCTGCTCAGTTATCACGTTTCTTTTCCATCAAACATTCACCAGCATCATGTCCATGAAGTACATGTTCCGGCGCGACAACGCGTGCAGTGGTGGTGGAAAAAATTGCGGCAGGTTGACGCCCTGGCTGCTGTATTTGCGGCTCCCGCCGCGATTGAGATGCCGTCGCTATTATCTATTGCGTCTCTTGAGTATCACGTCGCGCACGGCTGTAATTTGTCGTGCCAGCAGTGTTCGCATTATTCAAATTTTCGGCTGGGCGGTTTGTTGTCAGTGGAGCAGGCGCGGCAGGAATACGAGTTGTGGGCGGATCGGTTACGCCCTCGTGTTTTTGCGTTATTAGGTGGCGAACCAACGTTAAACCCGGAGCTGGTTTCGCACGTTCGATTAGCTCGCGAGTACTGGCCTGACTCGCAGCTGATGCTGGTCAGCAATGCGTTTTTTTTAGACCGTCACCCTGAGCTACCAGCGGTGCTCGTCGCGACCGACTGTTGTTTAGAGATCTCTAAACACGGCGACTCGCCAGAATATGTTCAGCAATTTAATGCGGGCCTGGAAACGGTTTATAGTTGGCGCAAAGAGTACCCAAAACTTCGGTATAACCTGCGGCATTCTCACCAGGGTTGGATGCGGCAGTATCGCGTTGCGGATGGGCAGCCGCTGCCGTACCAGTCTGAACCGGCGGCAGCCTATCACGTGTGCATGCAAAAAACATGTACACAGCTTTATCAGGGGCAGCTTTGGAAGTGCCCGGCGTTGGCTTACTACAGTTTATTTGAAAAGAAACTGCGACTCGAGACAGTTGAGGCTTGGGACCAGTTTCGTCAGTATGCGCCCTGCCAGCCTGGAGCCAGCGACGAAATTCTTCATGCGTTTTTTGCAACGCGCGACATTCCGCAATGCGCTCTGTGCCCGAGTCATCGTGAGCATTTTGTACACCCAAATCCACTGCTGAAAGACTCGCCACTGTTGTGATCTCTTGCGCCTTTTGGCAGTGCACCATAAACTTTTTACAGCAATTTAGACCCCCACGGAGGGCATATGCGGGAGAGGCGCAGGGAGGCGATTCGATATCGGCTGCAGTCGCTCCATGCGGACGCGCCGAGTCGAAAAGAGTACTTGCGGGAGCGGTCTTCCGAACCGGGCCGCATCTGTACCCCATCGGACAGCCGGGGTGCCGGGATGCTGCGCAAAGATATCTTTGCGCGCTTAACGCTGGTTGCTGGGTTTTCAACGGCGTCCGACCGCCTCCTTCGCCCCAACGCAACACGAGCAAAAGCAGGACGCGAGCGGTCCTGCTGCCAGCGCCCAGCCCGCCTTATCTAGGAGTTTGCCATGCTGTTTGAAATTGCCTGCGCTGCGCTGATTTTGAGTCTGGCGCTTCTTATTGCCACTGCCGCTGTGTGCATGGGCATGCTGACCTACAAGGACATGCGCAACGACGACGAGGGGTGACTCTCGCGTAAGCGCCCGAGGGACTGGGCGCGTTCTTCGAGGCCGCAGTCATGATTAGGGATGATCAGCTGCGCGTTACTGCCCAGGCAGTTGGCGCCGCAGGCGTGCAGTACGTCGCAGCAGAATTGCTGCGCAACGGAATGGTGCCTGCTTTTCCGCTACTCGACAACGGCTATGACCTGATCTCGGACCATCTGGGCCGCATTAATCGGCTGCAGGTCAAAACTCGCAACAAACCAAACCGGCAGTTTGTCACCGAAAAAAGTTGTCGTTTTCCAATCCTGCGAAACAAAGCCGGGTTGTCTACTTCGGCCGGGTATCACGCCCGCCCTGCCGTGAAATACACGGCAGATCAGTTTGACGCGATGGTTTTTGTCGATTTTGTGTACCGTCGAACCTTTGTGGTTCCGGCGACCTATATCGACTTCAACAAAACCTCGATGACATTTCACAACGACAGCGAGTGGCGCGACGCCTGGTGGTCGCTCCAGAACAACGCGGCCCGTCACCGAAATACCGCGAGTTGACCATGAACGACTTCAGCTGGACGACAGCCGCTACAGTGTTCGTTGTGTACGTGTTTTTTGACATTCTCTACGCGCTTTACGTGTTGTGTGTCAGCCGCAAACAGGCCATGGCCGCCAGTTTGATTAGCTCGGTGCTGTACAGTTTGGGCGCTTATGGCGTGATGAATTATTTGCACAATCCGTGGTATTTGATTCCCCTGGCGCTCGGCGCGTTTTTGGGTACATATGTAGCAGTGAAATACATGGGCGATCTGCATTCAGGAAAGTAGCATGACCTCGCGCGACGAGCTTGGACTATGGATGACCGCGCGCGGCTACACGATCGCGGCCGAGGTCGGTGTTTGGAAAGGAGAGTTTTCCGCGCGTTTGCTCTGCACCTGGAGCGGACAGCTGCACATGATCGACGCCTGGCGGCATCTAGAGAATTATCAGGACCAGTGCAACCTTTCGGATGCCGAGCATGAGGAGTGCTTTGCGCAGGCCATGCGCGTCGCCGAGGTGTTTACGCCCCGCGCGATTATCTGGCGCGAACTATCTCCGGCCGCCGCGGCGAACTTCCCAGATCACTTCTTTGACTTGGTGTACCTCGATGGCGACCACAGCTACGAATCCGTCAAACGCGATCTGGCTGCTTGGGCGCCGAAAGTGCGCCCGGGTGGCACGCTGTGTGGCCACGATTTTATGGATGGTGTGCGCCAGGAAGGCGTGTTCGGCGTGAAAACCGCCGTGTGCGAGTTTTTCGGACGGCCGCCGGAAATTGTCACTAATGATTACTACCCTAGCTGGTTTTACACGGCATGACGCCTTATCGCGCTATTGCGATTGCGCTAGATTTTGACTGCTCGTTCACCGCGGACATCGAGTTCTGGCGGTTGTTTGTGCGGCTGTGCGTGCAGCGCGGGCACACTGTGTGGGTTGTCACGGCGCGGCACAGCACCTTCGAAAACCGCGCGCTCGTTCCGGACGTAATTGGCGCGCCGACGATGCAGCTGCTGGCGGGCCTCATTTTTACAGATCACCGGCCAAAGCGCGCGACGGCAGCAGCCCGTGGCGTAAAGATCGATGTTTGGATCGACGACCTGCCAGAGTTCGTAGGCAACGCCAGCCCCGAGCTTCTCGAGGCCATCAAACTTCACCAACCGATCGGCGAGACACTGCCTGTTGTGGCAATGGGCGCTGTAGACCCTAACGCAGTGTGGCAACCAGATGCACAGTGAAATTGTTTACCTTTTGCTGGCGTTTGCACTGGGCTATCTAACCGGGCGCGCAGATTCGCTGTACCGCGTGCTGCGGGACAAGTTCGCCCCAGCGCCAAAAGCGGGTTTTTTCTCGGAGCAGGCACCATATTGCCGACCGCAGCAAAATGGTCAGCCCGCGCCAAAGATATCAATTGACGAACGCAAGGTCGTCACTGAGATCAGCACCGCGGGCATCGCCAAGTCCAGCGAGGCCGCCGAAGAGCTTGGGACAAAAACTGTGCAGTCTGATAACATCGACGCGTCGGTCAGCAAGCTGGCGCAGCTTAAAGGGAGATAATCATGGCCAAGGGGCTCGACGTAGGCACTTCGTTCATTGTTCTGGCGCAAGACGCCCGTGAAAACTCGACCACCAGCACGACTCAGGTCGGCCTGGTTGAGTACAAAGATTTCCGCGACGCGTTCTACGTGATCAAGGCGACGACGCCTATAGCCAACAAGATGATCGAGAAGGGCTTGTCGGGTCGTGTTTTTGTGAAGGACGAGGGCGGCAGTTTTATTATTCTGGGCAAAGACGCCATTGAGAAGGCCATTGAGCGCAATGATTCGGCGAAGCGGCCCATGCACAAGGGCGTGGTCAGCGTAAAGGAAAAAGCAGCGCAGCGTGTGCTCGCCTACATTCTTAAAGAAGTCGCCGGGCAGGCAGATCCGTTTGGCGAGAAGATCGTGTTCTGTATTCCCGCGCAGCCTGTAGACCAAGAAGACGAGGATTTTGATGTCGGTTACCACGAAGACGTCATCAAGCAGATTCTCGGCGAGTGCGGCTACGAAGCTCGCGCCATCAACGAAGCCGAGGCGCTGTGCTACTCGGAGCTGGAACACGATGACTACACCGGGTTGGCGCTTTCCTGCGGGGCTGGAATGGTCAACTGCTGCGTGATGCTCAACGGCGAGCCCACGGTGATGTTTTCAACCACCAAGAGCGGCGATTGGATCGACCGGATGACCGCTGTGGCGACCGGCGAACCGGACTCGGTTGTTCAGGCGGAGAAAGAACACGGTGCGTTCACGCTCGGCCAGCCCAACGCCAGCGCGATTCTCTCGGCCGTCTCGAGCTACTACGAGCGGCTCATCGACTACACGACCAAGCAGCTCGCCGCGGCCATGACTGACCACAAGCTGCTTCCCAAGTTCAAGAATCCCCTCCCGGTGGTTATCGCCGGTGGTACCAGCCAGGCCCGTGGCTTTGTGCCGCGGTTCCACGAGAAACTCGTCGAGAACGGCTTTCCGATTGCGATTAAGGAAGTCCGGCACGCCAAGGATCCACTACACGCTGTGGCCCGTGGTTGCCTGGTCGCCGCCAAAATTCTTTAAACAATGTTCAACGCTGTAGCGGCAGATATTGAGCGCAGGCTGTACGCGTTGCCGGAAGATTCGCCGGACACGGGCGGGCTGCATCTCGAGCTAGCGCAGAACACCGATAGCTTAGATAGGTTACTCGGCTGCGATTTCTACCCGGTGCACCTGACGCCGCGATCGCCGGGCTGGACGTTCAAAAATCCAAGCATCGTTATCAATCCGGCGGGCGGCTATTATTGCGCGGCGCGCTACTCATCGTGGCCGGTGCTTAAAAGTTTTACGACGCACTCCGAGGTCGTCATTGCCTCGCTGAGTGATCAGATGGAGGTGACCGCCGTCCAGTATGTGCGGCCGTTAGTGCGAGAGACGCGCATTCACCACTACTCGACGTTTGGCCCCGAAGACATGCGGCTCTTTCGCGCGCACGGGCGATGGTTTGGAACCGCATCGTTTTCAGACTCGCCAGCGTGCTTTGTTGATGACAAGATTTGGATTCGTATGGGGTTGATGTCGTTTGACGACAATTTTACGTGGACGGACCTGACAATTTTGCCAGGGCGCGTTGAGCAGCATGAAAAAAACTGGATGCCCATCGAAGGCGGGCTTGATTGGCTATACACGCCGCATAACACGCTGCGCGGCACGATTGCCCCAGGCACAAAGAAACTCGTCTATTATTCGCCGCAAAACACGCCGCCAACGTTGCGTCTTTCCCGCGGCAGCACGCAAATTGTCAATATCAATGAAGACTACGCAATCGGTGTTGTCCATGAAACAGTGTTACACGTTCCAAACGCGTTGTCGCGCCAGCATTGTTATAGCCGCGCGTACTTCCACCGCTTTGTCTTATATCGGCGCGCGCCGTTTTGCGTGGCGGCCGTTTCTCCGCCGTTTCACTTTTTAACGCCGTTTAGCGTCGAGTTTGCCGCCGGGTTGGTTCACAAGGACGGAAACCTTTTCGTTTCGTTCGGGCATCACGATCTAACCTGCTGGATCGCGCAGGTTAGGTTGCCGGATGTCATGAATATCATGCGGGCGGTCTGACCAGTTTTGCGGTTTCCTGCGTTAAAATAAATCCGCACACTACGCTCCGGATTTACTTATGCGCAGCTGGGATTTTTTTGACACGCTCCTTGGTCGGGCTTGCGGCGAGCCGTGGCGCGTTTTTGAGCTGTTGGGCGGAGAAGAGTTTAAAAACTTACGCCAGCAGGCTGAGCAGAAGAGCGACAAAACATTTGCAGGGATTTACCAGGCGCTTCGCCAGCTCACAAACTGGCCGCAAGAGCGTGTTGACGAGTTGCAAGCCGCCGAGTGGGAGTGGGAGCGGCGGCTCGCTTTTCCGATTGTCGAGAACGTGCAAGCCGTCAAAGAGAACGACCTGGTTATCACGGACACGTATTTTGACGCACAGCAAATTCGGGCGTTAGCAGACCGTATTGCGCTGCCCGCCGTAGACGTCATTGCGACGTATGGCGGCAAGCATCACGGCACGGTCTGGAAAAATTTGCGGCGCGCTGCGCGAAAACCCGCGACGCACACCGGCGATAATCGCCACGCCGATTACGACCAGGCGCGGCGTTTTGGGTTCTCCGCTGTAAATTATCGGGCCGGTGACGCAACTGGAATTGAAAAAACACTGAGCACGGCCGGGCATTGGGATGTAGCGGGCCTATCGCGCTGTGTGCGGCTGCAGAATCCGTATCGCCGCCCGGCGCCTGCGTGGTCTGTGTGGCAAAAACAAGCGCAGTACAACATTCCTTTTTTGCTTCTTTGCGCTGCCAGATTGAAACAGTACGTGCTGGAGCACAATCACAAACACGTTTGGTTCCTGTCTCGAGATACGTGTTTGCTGCAGCGCGTTTTTGCGGCGCTGTATCCGGACATTTCTGCCGAAACGTTTTACGCCAGCCGTCAGACATACACGCAACCGTCTGCGGAGTTCATTGCCTACACGCAGGCAGCGTTGTCTCGCCCTCGGCCGCTGTTTGTCGATTTACAGGGAACTGGCAAGAGCGTTAGAGAATTCAGTGACGCAACGCAGCTCTCGTTGCCTTACGTCTACTGCGCTATGCCGCGTCGGCTTGCGGCGTTTTCACCGGCGCTGTATTCGCTCGAATTTATCGGCACCGAGCTAGAGGTGCTCAACTACGACGTCCACGGTCGTGTGATTGATGTTCGTAATGGGCAGCCTGTGCGCGCGCCGCTGGAATACGACAAAAAAGCCGCACAGGCAAGTCACGCCGCGGTGGACTGTCTCTTGCGGCACATTTTTCGACCGCCGGGGCTGCCAACCGACGCGCTGATGACGCAGGTGTTTCAGCAGGTGCGGCGACACGCTCCGCGCGAGCTAATTCGTCAGCACCAAGCGCATCATCCGATTATCGAACCGAAAGAATAAGCGTGAATTACCAGCAGCTTTCGGCTTTTTGTGTCAATTTAGACGCGCGCGCAGATCGTTGGAAGCTGGCAAAAGCAGAGTTTGCGCGGGTTTGCTGGCCGGTAAAGCGCTGGTCCGCTATTTTGTACGACAAATCTCCCTACCCACCGCTAGCACTTGGACACGCTGGTTGTTTAGACAGTCACAAGGCGCTCTGGCGGCATTGCCTGGTCGAAAAATTAGAGTTGATGGCCGTTTTTGAAGACGATGTCGTGTTTCCGGCTGACTTTGCGTCTATTTTCGCCACGACCGCCGCTGAATTACCTACAGACTGGGATTTGTGGCACCTGCACTCAACGCGGGCGCGCGTGACTCATGTCAGCGAGCATTTAGTTCGGATTACCGGCAATATGTGGGGCAGCCACGGTTACGTCGTCAACGCGCGCGGCTGTGAAAAGTTGCTTGCGCTTGAAAAAAAGCACGATCAGCCAGTTGATTACTACATGTCCGGCGTATTTAGTGAAGCAGGCGGCCAAGTTTACGGCGTACCAGTTGCGCACGCATTGGTTTTTCAGCGCGGCGACGACACGGATATCCCCGGCACAGCGCAGCTTGATTTTTGGCGGCAGCAGCGCGCGCGGTATTGCCGCTGAAACAGCGTTTGCGGGGCTATGCAGTTCCCCGCGGCTGCGTTATTTGTAATGGTGTCCAGTTGTAGTGCTCTTTGACAACCTGTTTTTGCGCCCGTCCAGCGGGACGTGATAAATTAGTGTTTGCGGGCGAAAGCACGCAAATACCGTGAGTTGGTCGTGGTGGCCGACTGGTTAGGTGCTATTTCGGGCTGCATGGATGCACCTGGGGTAGCTGGATCCGTGGTCAGAGCATGACGTGAACACGGTCGGAGGCGCGGTGAATGCCACACGGGGCGAATTTATGCCTTTGTAAGTCACCGCATTACTTCAGCTTGCTGAGGTCGGACCTGTGGGTAGGGGATCCCAGGGGCTTGCGGTACACACATCGATTTATCTTTGCGCAGGGAGCCAGTGGGATGTTTTTTGACGTTACTCATCCGCTCTGGGTGTTTCTCAGCGCGTTCGGGGTTTCGTCTTTTGCCGGACTAGCTACATACCTCCGGTTTTCTCGTAGAATGTCCCGGCTGGGGCTGTTTAGCGCTATGCTTAACGCTGGCTGCCTTGGCCTAGCTATTTCTCTGCTCTGGTATCAACACTATCGAAATGCAGAGAATATTTACGGTCTAATTGGTATCTGCGTGTTCGCCGGAATGAGCGGTTCGGCGATCACTGACGTGGGCTGGTCTATTCTGTCGGGCGCTGGAATTAAGGTAAAAATCACGCACGAGCACAATAGGAGCAACGAGGATGACTGACCGTAAACTTCGCGTTACCCTGAGCGCTGCCGCCTGGTGTGCTGTGGTTCTGTGGTCTCTGGCCCTGCTTTCCTCGGCCACGGCCCTGGTGAGCGCGCATACCGCCATGGCCACCGAATCGGCACAAAGCGTGCATCCATGACTTTTTTTAACGCCATGCTGCTCGAAGAGCCCGCGGGAAAAAAGCGAAACCTTGCCGCTTGGTGGGCTTTTACGGCGTCGATCGTGTGCGCGGTACTGCTCTGGCAGTATGTCGCGCAGCTGGAGGCGCACCAGAGCGAAATTATCAAAGTTATCAACTATTCGTCTGACGGCGTGATCGTCTGCGACCGAAAAGGCAAGGTACTCTTCGCCAACGATGCCGTCCGCGTGATTACCGGGTTTTCTGAGCGCGACCTAGTTGAGCACGGTCTGGCGCAGATCATTCCCGACTATCTCCAAGACCGACACCGCCAAGGTCTTGATCGCGCTAAAGACAAGACGACCCGAGGGATTGAGGGCATTGCGTACCGAAATATCTATCCGGTCACTCGCAAAGACGGCGCGACGATTCTTTGCCTGGTCAGCGTTGGCAGCGTTCTTCACTTTGGCGGGCCGCAGTTTTTTGCCTACATTACGCCTGTCGCTGTGCCTCAACCCGATGCCAAACAGCCCGCAAAATCGGGCGACCTGTCTGTCGTGCCTCCTTCAAATCTGAACTGAGGTATCGGCCATGGACGGCTTTTCTATTCTTGACCCTTTGGCGTGGGACCCGGCGGCGGTCAAGCTCCACCCGGCTTACGTTGCCGGGAACACAGCCGCCTGGCTCTCGAAGACCGGATCCGCCAACGGCACGAACCATTACCTGGCCGGGCGGCTGTACGTTTCTAAGAGCGGCTGGCTGCTCCTGTCTGTGCCAAACGCCCTGGTGCGCGGCGTGTTCGACGCCATGACCGCGCCGGGCGTCGAGCTGCCGCTGGCTGGAACCATGAATGTGCCGGACGTGAAGCCCGACCTGCTCAATGCCCACATTTCGGTGATGACCGCCGAAGAAGTCGAGCAGATCAACAAGGACAAGATCAACGAGCGCGGTCACAACTTTCATTACGCGCTAGGTCCGGTCAAAGAGATCACGCCTAAGAACGTCAACGGCATCAGCCGCGTTTGGGCGATTCAGGTCGCGAGTCCTGAGCTGGCCGCGCTGCGCAAGAGCTATGGCCTGTCAGCGCTGCCGAACGGCGACCACCAGTTTCACATTACGGTGGCGGTGCGGCGCAAGAACGTGCTGGGCGCCAACGAGATTGCTAAGGTCGACGGCAGCCGCGGTGAGCTAAAAGCTGCAGCTGAAAAAGTGCACGACGTCTTGCCTGGCGGCGAGGCAGACCATAAGCCCGATAGCGAGTTTCCCCAGGAGGCCTTGGCAGAAGGCAAGCAGCATGAGCGCGAGCACACGGACAATGCAGAAATCGCCGAAGAAATTGCCAAGGATCACCTGTCCGAAGACCCGGCCTACTACAAAAAGGTCGAGCAAATAGAGAAGGGCGCCGGGAGCGTCTACCTCGACCAGAGCCGTCAAATGCTCGACCCACTGGCTATCCAAAAGCCGATTCCCTACGACCCCAGCAAGCCGGTCTTCGAGAACATCAAAAGCCAGCTCACCGAAGCCAAGCGCCGCGGCGACTTTATTCGCGACAGCGACCGGAATCACAAGATGTGGCGGTCGCAGCTCGACCCGCGGTACCGGCACCAGCTCGCGCTAAAAGCCATCCGCGGCCAGACCGAGCGCCCCAACCTGATCGACCAGGTGATCGCCCGCTATGGCGACGACGTGCTGGCGCAGTTTCCCACAGGAAAGAAATAAAGATGCCTTGGTTCCCTTGGAAGCCCAGAAGGCCTGACGACCCGGTCACGCCGCCTGCGCCAGCGCCGGTTAATCCCGACGACGTGGCCAACCCTGCCCGCGCTGCCTGGCTCAAGGCCTGGCTGCTCCTGCGGCAGATTGATAAGCAAAAGCTCGGCGCGGCTTTGTTTACTGTACCGGTGATGGTCTTTCTGGCCCTGTCCGGTTTGGTACTCTGGGGCTATGTCGCAATTCGCGGCCTAGTTCGCCTGGTAAGGGCCGCTTTCCGATGAGAACACGCAAGCGCACTACAGACCCGATCGCGCGCTTTATCTACACCATGATCGCGCTGGCCGCGCTGCTTGCAGGCGGCTTGGTGTTATTTATCCGGCAGTGACAACGATGACGGCAGCCAAAGATATCTATCGGTGGGAGGTAGTCCCCGCGCGGGTGGCAGAACTGCTACCTGCGGCGGCCCGGGTTCGCGTTGCCCACGAAAAAGCCGCGCTGGCTGCGGATATTCTGTCGTTTGTCTCTGCAACGTGGATGCCCGAGGCGAACGTTGTCACGCTCTGGTCGGCGCAGCCTATTCCGGAAAAACAGGCGGCGACCTATCGGGAGCATCTGACCGACTATGGCTGCACACGCCGCATTCTCAGCGGAGAGTTTCCGCCCGAAGACATTCTGATCAAGCAATCGGCCATTCCCGGCATCAAACAGGTTTTTGAGCTGGGCAATAAAGCTCTGGGCGGCCCGACGCCGCTCTCCAACGGCATCGTCTCGAGCCTGCTTCTGGGCGGCCTGGGCTACGGCACCGGCGCCCTGGCCGAGCAGCTGTTTCCGGAGCGGTACATGCGCCGCGGTCGGTTGCGCAAGACGCTGGGCCTCCTTGGCGCCGGAACTGGCCTGGGTGTGGGCGCCCTGAACGCCTATGCCACTGCGCAAGCTTTGAAGCAGCCATATCTGAAGAGCCTCGTTACCAAGAACGACACTCCCGTTGTGTATCCGTTCGAGAAAGAGAGCTACGTCACCAACTACGGCTTTAACCCTGCCAACCCAATGGTTCCAGACGCCGTGGGTATGCACCAGCCGACGATTTCGGTGCCCCAGTTCAATACAACCATGTGGCGAGACGTGCAGAAGGGGATGATCAACCCGTACGGCCCGTTTGGGCAGCACACCCCGCCCCCGATCGCCGCTGCGGCCACCGGGCTAATGAGCGGTATCAGCACAGGACTACAGTCGCCAATCATTCGCCCAATCGACGTGGTTCGAGGTTTTGCCTCGGCTGGCGTCGGGCTTGCAACCGCGAACATCGCTGGGCGCACTCTTTCGGCGCTGGCTGGCCTGACTCCCGAAGCACAACACAAGCTCCAAGATTTGGGTCTTTGGGGCGGAATGATGCACGCCGTTATGCCGCCGCTCTTTCGGGGGTATTAGCCTTGCGAAAACTGGGTAGCGG